CAGAAGATTTTGTAAATGATCCAGAGAATCCAAGAGAAGGTTATGGTTATGCTCTTACTCTCGATGGTCAGCCTATGGATGAAGATGATCTTGAAGATGGTTTAGGTCATGAAGATGCTGAAGGTGCAGAAGATACAGTTAAAGTTTCTCTTGAGCTTGAGCTTGATAAAGAGACTGCTGAGCAGCTTCACAGCCAGCTTATGGATGAAGTAGTTCCTGCTGAAGACAGTTCTTGTGCTTCTCACTCAGATGAAGAGCATTCAGAAGATGCTGAAGGTCATCACTCCTCTGGTTCAGATGACGGTGAGTGTGACGAATGTGGTGGTGATGGTTGTAATGTTTGCAACGGTTCTGGTGAGCAAGATGAAGAAGAGGTTGTTGCTGAGAGCTATACAGCCCGATACCTCCTTAAGTAATCCACTATAACTAATAATTTTACAAGAGAGAGTCGAAAGACTCTCTCTTTTTATGTGCTCTAGACATAAATAATGATATGCCCGTTAACCAGAACATTCAAAATTTCTACCGTAGTGCTGCTGATAAAGACTTTTCACGTGATTTTCTTTTCCGTGTAACTCAGATGCAGTTGCAAGGTGTACCTGCTCTCGAAGAAGGTGACCTTATTTATGTTAAGACAGCCTCCCTTCCAGGTCGTGCCGTCACCAACGTTGCTGTACCTTATATGGGTCTCAACTTAAACGTTCCAGGTGCTGCTACTTATCCAGGATCAGATGCTTATGCACTTTCACTTTACCTTGATGCTGAGAGTTCACTTCGTAACTACTTCGAAACAGCTTCTCGTGCTCTTTTCGATGATCAGACATCTACAGGTGAGTATGGTACACCAGATGATGATTTCTACATTCAGTTAGCACAGCTTGATAAAGATCTTGAGCCAGTTGCTGAATATAAGCTTGTTGGTGCTTCTCTTCGTACTGTTAGTGACATTGCATATGACATCGCAGGCGGTACAGGTACCACAGTACAGATCGACGCTACTATATCTTACCACTTCTATACAAAAGAGCGTTAATCTAAATGCCTAACTCTATCCGAAAGCGTCTCCGTCTTCATCAAGATTGGACGAACGACATCCCACTTAAAAACATTTGGGGTATAAATTTTTCTGCTCGTACGGGGAGCGGTGAAATGGTTAATGTCGGAGAAGCTATCGATTATTACTTGAGTGTCTATAGACCTCAGAGTTTTAAAGTTGATACAAACTTAATTGATAGAGTATCTGATTCAGAGGTAGGCTTTCTTCTTGCTCAGAGTGTAGGCTTCCCTGGTGAAGATTTTGAAATATCTACTGCAAATATTTCTGACAAATCTGGCGGATTTCAAGTTGCACAAGTAGGTGGTACAAGGGGTGTGAATAACAGTGTTGATATTAAATTTCTTGAAACAAATAGAGATGTATTCTCTTTCTTCTTACAGCCATGGGTAGTGGCTGCTTCATATGCTGGCTTAATTGAAGATGATACAGAGCCAGATATTAAGTGTAATATTGACATCATTCAATATTCTCGTACAGCAGAGAGATATGCTGATAAGGTTAGTGAGTCCAATAAAGGTAACAATGATATTGTAGAGTATGGCATTCGTAAGATGCATACATTTTATGATGCTGTTCCAACTAACGTTCAAGGTGATGATGTTAGCTACGGTGAGATGAGTGAAAGTGATATATCTCGTGTTACAGCCTTTAACTTTTCACATTACCAATTAAATACTCCTAGAGGAGTGTTGAATGGAATTTAATGTTGAAATAGTTTTACCATCTGGTAGGAAGTGCAGAATAGAAGAGCTTACGAATAGAGAGTATCTATCTATTATTAAGTTCGCACAGAATAAGGATTTAGTAGGTATAAGTAGATTCTTCGATGAGCTCTTTATTGAGCCGGATATGAACATCTTTGATAGGTTCTATCTATTAATATATGTTCGAATGCTATTCATTGAAGGTAGTATGTCACTTAACATTGAAGATAAGCAAGTAGAGGTACAGCTAGCAGCTGTCCTTGATAAGCTTGAAGCTAACTATGTTGACCTTGAGACAAGGTTTAAAGAAGGTGGTATTGAAGTTACATTAGATCTACCATGTATAACATACTATGAGAATATTGATGACTTGTTTATAGCAACTATCAAGCAGGTTAGCATTGGTGATGATATACTAGTGTTTAACACTCTTAGTAAAGATGAGCAAATTCAGATTATGGATAATCTACCTGCTTCTATGTTTAAGCATATTAATAAGTTTATTCAAACCATTCAAGACAATCTTCTCGATCTAGCTATCATTGATGAAAATAAATCAATAGGGTTAGAAAAAATTAGTATTAATATTATTGGTAATGGTGTCATGCAGTTCATTACTAACATTTTCTCTACTGATCTCAATTCATTCTATACATTGATCTATATGTTCCAGAATACAATACTCCCAGGCTCTAACCTCTTCTTCGAGCTATCACCTATTGAGTCAAGAATCATTCTGAATGCACATAGTAAGAGAGTCAAGGATGAAAATGATAAGTTGCAAAAGCAAAATAACGGATAAATAATAGTATGAACTCAACTGTTAAAAGCTTTGTTACTAATCTTCAAGAGCTTAATGATGCTAACACTTTATCTATTAAGGTACCATCTACAGGAAAGAATGCATCATTTAAGCATGCTAGTGTTAGTCAGCAGAAGGAATTGCTTCGCTCTGTATTTGATGGTGTTGATGGTGTTATCAAACGTGCTAACATTCTTAACAAGCTTATCACAGACAATAGCATTGCAGACATTGATTTCCTTATTATTGATAAGAATCCTATTCTTATAGAGCTTCGTAAACAGTCAGTTGGTCCAGATATTACTATTGATGACGTCAAGTATGATCTAAATGATCTGCCTACCTTTAAGAAGTCTGATGTAAAGCTTAAATCTACAGTATCATATGATGATATTACTGTTAAACTTAAAGTACCTACACTCTCTATTGATATAGAGGTTAATACAAAGCTGGGGGCTGAGCTTGCAAAGGTTACAGATCAGCAGGAGAAGGTTAAACAGAGTGTTGATCTTGTTGTAGCCTACGAAACATCTAAATATATTGATAGTATTAAAGTCGGCGATGTAGGTATTACATTTGATGAGATTAGTTCATATGAGCGAAAAGAGATTGTAAATAACTTACCTCTTAAGTTAAGTAACAAGATTCTTAATTATATTGGTGGAATTAAGGAGGTAACTGACAAGTCTCTTACCTTTGATGAAGAAGTTATGGTAGAAATTGATGCTAGCTTCCTATCTACCGATTAAATATATTTGTGGCAGAAGATTCAACTAACCCATTCGCACAAGTATTAGGAGCCCTTGCTGATAAAGGAGCTTCAGGTCAAATGCGTGGCGATAAGGGTGTACGTAAAGATAGTAAGCCTGGTAAGGTAAGCCCTACCCTAACAACACAGGAAACATCTCGCTATAAGAAGATCTTTGGCATCATGAAAGATGTTATTAATCCAGGACCGGAGGCTGAAAGGATTAGTAAGACAACTAGAGGTGCTGTAGGTCAAACTGCACAGATGCAAAAGGAGGCTGAGAAGGGTAAAGATGGTGGTTTTAACTGGGGTAAGCTAATGGGTGGACTTTTATTAGGTGCAGGTGTTATCGGTGCTGCTCTTGCAACTTTAAAGGATACTATAATAACAAAGTTTGGAGAGTTTGCTGAGGCTATACTTGACTTCGGTAGTGTAGTCGCGACTGATATTGGTAAACTACCAACAATGGCAGCCAAGCTTGCGAAATTTATACCTCTCAAGACATTAAAGTTTTTACCATTAATCGGATCACTTCTTAGTTTTGGATTTGCTTATGATCACTTTAAAAAGGGTCAGTATATTAGTGGATTGTGGGAGCTTGTATCTGGTATAGCTAATCTCTTCCCTGGAGTTGGTACTGCTATATCGATTGGTATGGATATGATTAAGTTCATATACGAAGCTAATGCTCCAACAGATCCAAACACAGGTGAGCCAATGGACTTCGGTGCCTTTCTTAAGGCGAAAGCCTTGGAGTATGGTACTATATTGATGGATAAAATTAAAGAAGGTAAAGTACCTTTACTTAGCGGTTTTTGGAAGTTAGGTGAAGCTATTGGTTGCTTTGCCATGAAAGATTGGAAGGGTGGATTTAAAGCTTGGGCAAACTTCTTCCCTGCATTCTTAGGTCAAAGCGATTGGGATACTTTGAGTAAATCACTAAATGCATTATGGACCATGGTTAGTGAAAGTGATGTAGGTAAAAAAGCTGGTGAACTTGCTAATGATAGTTGGGCTTGGATGAAAGATATAATGGGAGAGATTGGTGAAGCATTCTTAGGATTCTTTAATGGTATTAAAGATTGGGTAGATAATACAATCAAAGCTGGTAAGGACCTGGTATGGGATATGATTCCAGATGCCTTGAAGCCTGCAGAACGTTTATCAGAAGCTGACCGAAGAAAATCTGCTTGGAATGCGCAGCAGCAGGCGCGACAGCAAGCAAAAGATGCTGCGATGTCTCCGGCGGAGCAGAGAGCACAAGAGATTTTACACCTCACACCAAATGAACTGAAAGCATTTAAAGCTACTGGTAAGTTACCAAGTGATGATGATGTCAATTGGAACCCACCAAAAGTGGAAGATGGTTATATTTCTAAAAACGGTAAAGTAACAGCATATGATAATCAAGACGATATATTAGCTGCTAAGCGTGGAGGTCCTATTGATAAGATGCTTGATCAAAACTCCGCAGTGATGAGTGAGCTTAATAGTGTTAATAAGAATCAGCTAAATGTATTGATATCTATACGTGATGCAGTTAATATGATGGTATCAAAGTCAGGTACCGGGTCATCACAAGTTCAGTTCGAAACTAATCCATTAACAGAAGAATTTTACGCATAATGAGCACACTACTAGTAGACACAAACGGTGGATCAATATTTAGTAATAGCACTGATATAGTTGATACCTCTACCGATATCGGTAAAAAGATTAAAGGTAATGAATATCTTAAAAAGTTTAACATTTCCCTTAATAATACAGATAATAAGCCAGAGTTAAAGCCATCAAAGAAAGTTATTGATGTTATTAATGACTTCAGTTGGTATGCAGGCCCTAAGGCCACATCAGCTGCGTTAGACAAAGTTCCATGTGTATTTCTCACAGAACGTGAGCAACTATTGAGCTCCCTCATCTCAGGTGCATTATACTATCTAAATGCATCGGCTGGTGCAATTAAAGCTGTCGGTGAGAGTGAATATATTCAATCCGTTTTAGGTAGGGTGGCAGAAAGTAGTAAAGAGACCTTAACAGAGATTGGTGGTAAGGTAGGCGCCGCAATTAACTCATTTCAAAACATCGCAGGCGGTACAGCATCTGATAAGGCTCTACTATCACAGAATAATTTAAAGTCACTTGAAGGTATTTACTTTACCAAACCTACCGGATTTCAATATAGGCTTCCAATCTACGGTAGTCCATCAACTTCAACTGGAAGTTGGAGCGGTGAGGCAGGTGGCTCTATTATTAAAACCGCTGTGAATGGGATGCAGAGTATACTAGGCGATATAAGTGAAGTAGTTAACTTTGCTCAACCTGGAGTATACATTGAGAAGCCGAGATACTTTCAAGGTGTTGATGGCCGTACTGAGTCTATAACATTCCCACTCGTTAATACAGTTCGTAGAAATAACTTTAGCCCAGTGCAGCAGAACTATGAGCTCTTATGGCTATTAGCTTTTCAGAATAAGCCATATAAGACATCGTTCTCAAGAACACCTCCACCAAAGATTTATAGTGTAACTGTACCAGGTCAGTTCTCAATGCCATATGCTTACATTGATAGTATGAGAGTTGAGTTTATGGGTACAACCAGAAAGACATCAGTATTTGTTCCTAATGGTAAAGGTGAGGGAGTGATTGGTAGTAAGCAAATCACTACACCAATACCTGAAGCATATCAAGTAACACTCGATTTTAAATCACTCATCGGTGATTATGGTAACACAATGCTTAGTGAAGCATTTAGTACTTCAATTAAAGATAACAAAGTAACTATAGGAAATAAGTAGAATGAGTACAATTATTAATGGCACATCACAAAATCAAGTTGAGGAGCTTAATAACCTTAACAGTAATTTGTATGAAAATATCTTTAATGTAAGTCTCCTTGACAATGATGGTAAAGATCTATACTTCTATAACATTCTTGATAAGGTTATCTTTCCTGATGATATAAGTGATGAATATATTGATGAGGTTACTATCAATACAGATAAGCCATGGACTACTCTATCTTACGAACTTTATGGTACAATTCAGTTATGGTGGGTAGTCTTTTTGTTAAATAAGCCGGAGTATATCTTTAAAGCTCAAGCCGGTACAACATATAAGTTCATTAAGCCTGGATTTGTAGGTGCTGTTATCAATCAAATTTCAACTAATCAGTAATGGTAATTTACGGTAATAATCTGCATGAGAAATTGCAGGGTGTCGCTATAAGTAGGGAGTACTTAAAGTACAATACCCCTTTCTGTGACCTTGTTGATGATCCAGATTGGCAAACAGATATTAATCTAGCACTTGACTACAATAGCGCACTTAATGGTAATTTAGATGCAGCTGATAAAGTTGTTCAGGTCCTTACTATTGCTAGTAATGCACTAGATAATTCAACAGTTGAGTGGTACCTACATAAGATAACTAATAACCCAGTATTCAGAAGTGCTATTGATAATATGCGCTCTCGTTGGGCTAATCCAGCTGACTGGTCTGATGAGTTTCAGTTTGACTTCAACCAAGCTCTAAATGATTGCTTAAACTCACCTTGTAACCTATTTACAGAGACATCTGATAGTATTGGTAGAATGGCTCAAGCAGCTTCTACTAAGACATCTGATAATACCTTTGGTGTTGGTGCATTATCTGGATCATTTATTAATATGATTGATGGTTTAGATCAGACTATCTTTAATAAAATACCTGCTATATTCCAAGACGGATTTACTGAAGTTGCACAAGTAGCTAATAAAGCATTTACAAACACACAAGCAGTTCTTGCTGGTAAAGAGAATCTTGCAACCTTTAATGATAGAGTTAATAATGGTCAGTCATTTAGATCACCAAGTGAAGTATTTAGATATACACCAGATGTAAAATCATACTATGATTACTCTGCAGCTAGTAGTAATGTATTGAGTAAGATTAAAGAGGACATTGGTGGTTGCTTTAGCAGGTTTGAGTTTAAGTATAGGTATAATCCATACGAGAATAACATGAGTCGTCCTATTGGAACAAGAACATTACATGTTAACGGTCGCGACTATGATGTTGATGCTGTTGGTACAGCAGATAGATCACCAAATAACTCATTACGATTAAGTAAGCAAACAAGTGTTGGTCCAAACATTATAGTTCCAAGCGGTGTTAATTCTGTTGGCGAAAGTTATATGGATGACGATGCAAGAATCTCTTCTATCTTTAATCTTGATGCAAGGAGCAAGAAAACACATAACCACTATTCAGTATTTGCTTCACTTATTGATACAGATACAAAGACATTATGGTATGAGGATTATGATAAAACAGCTAATGATGTTTTAACACTTCAAGGTACATCTAATATTGGATCTAACTACCGCATTGGTGTATCTGTTCAGGGAACAAATAATGACTTTATAGCTCGTGCTCTTAACCAAGAAAGTATTACTGATAGGGAGTTGCAACGCTATGGTGCCTCAACACAAGCAGGTACATATGCTGCTGGATTCAAACATATACTTACAGATGAAGGTATGGAGACATTATACCATACACCTAATACTCAAATCATTAATGATGGAGTAGCTGTTAGTAAGGGCTTATTTAGAGCATTTATGAATGATCCAAAGCTATGGCATGGTTCAGCTTCATATGTAAAGCCACAGAGAGCTAATGAATATTTCATCGCTGCAAGACCAGCTGGTAAAACTACATGGAAGTTCTATAAGGTGTGTGATAGTAATGGTCAAACGAATCTGAATGTTGACTTTACAATGGGTGCATATAAACACTTCTTAAAGTCATATAACCTTGGTGATCTTACAGCTGCTTCTACAGGAGTTGCGAGAAGAAGGCCTATTGCTAATACAGACTGGTCAAGAGTATTAAAGGTATTCCAAAAGAATATTGGAACGATGGAAGTTAGAGTCTGTCAAGGTAACATTGAAAACATTAAAGCTAGACTGTCAAAACTTGAGAATACACAAAGTTTAGATAGTATCAATAATAATATCGGCTTCCGAGTTGATAATGATCCTTACTCACAATCTAGTATAGATAATGGTAGTTTAGATAATATTGATTTCCAAACTAAAAATGATCCATACTCACAATCTAGTATTGATGCTGGTAGTTTAGGTCAATCAGACGAGTCTAAAGTTTCAACGTTAATTAGTGACTCTGACGGAATTAGAGTCACTAATGTAGCTACTGAATCTGACGTTACAACAGTAAGCGAACCACGTACATATACAAAAGTTCTACCTGACGGAACTATCGCGACGTATACGACAGTGGAGACTAAACAAGTTCAATCTAGATTTAAAGAAACTGTTACTGAGTACGATTAATCTATATCAACAGCATCAGACTTATCCTGATCAGTAACAACCGGCTCTTCTGTTGTTAGAGCTTTCATAATTTCTTCTCTTGACATAACAAGCTTAGTTGTATTATCCATTACATTGAGCTCTTTCTTAGAGTCAATATCCATCTGCTTGATCTCTTTACGTGCTTCGTTGTTCTCCTTATTAGAGTGTATCTTCTGCATTGTCTCAATAGCACTATTGGCTGATCGCATAAGCTCAGCTAAGGAAGCAACGTCTCTATTCTCTGGTGCAGATGAGATATAGTCTTTAACATTATCTACAGCATCAAGTGTTGTATCGATAAGCTTTGCAGTCTTCTTTACAAGATACTCTTCAAGATCTTCAATATCTGGAATCTCTTGTGCTTGCTTTGCTTTCGTAATAGAATGATTCTGAGTACTCAACTGAGTAAGGATATCATCAACTGCATCGTTAACATCATTCCCATTAGGATCAAAAGCTGGATCATACTCTTCCATACACATATTTAATCTACAAGATATAGTTTGCAACTATAGTTGATTATCCTTAGTTATATACCATAATAGTGTATATGTTACTACAATTTGAAAAGACTCATCGAGATGCTGTGATGCCAGAAAAGAACCACAGCAGTGATACCGGTATGGATGTTACATCTGTTGAAGATGTATATATCCCAGCACGCGAATCAGCTGTTGTTGATATTGGTCTTAAGTTTGCCTTTATTGAGCCTGGGTTCTGGGTTAAGGTTGAAGGTCGTTCTGGTCTTGGCTTTAAGCATGGCCTTATGCCTCATCCTGGTATCATTGATTCAGGCTATAGAGGTGATGCTGGTGTTAAGATTTATAACTTTACAGATTGCGACTATCAAGTATGTAAGGGTGATCGTGTTGCACAGTTTGTTGTGTATGCTAATCACTCTGTTACTGTGGAAGAGGGTAAGGCTGTTAAGTCTAAGCGTGGCGCAAAGGGCTTTGGCTCATCAGGTAAGTAATTATGGTTGATTTTGATAAGATTTGGGTAGAGAAGTATCGTCCGCATAAGTTGGATGATCTTATCTTGGATGATAAGTCTCTACGTATTGTAAAGCAATTTGATGACGAGATTCCTAACTTGTTGTTTGTTGGTAGTCCTGGTACTGGTAAGACTACTCTTGCCAGGATCATTGTTAATGATATTCTCGGATGTAACTTCCTTTATATTAACGCTTCTGATGAATCTGGTATTGATGTTATTCGCCATAATATTACAAACTTTGCACAAACTAAGTCTTTTGATGGTGGTATAAAGGTAGTAGTACTTGATGAGGCTGATGGTTTAACTGCCCAGGCTCAAGCTGCTCTTCGTAATACTATGGAGACGTATGCTAAGTATTGTAGGTTTATTCTTACTGCTAACTATAAGCATAAGATTATCCCAGCTCTTCAGTCAAGATGTCAATCATTGGATCTCAAGCCTGTAGTAGATCAGGCAGCGAAGCGATGCTTCAATATATTAAAATTAGAAAACGTAAAAGTAAGTGATGAACAGAAAAAGAAATTTGTTATCCTGGTTAAAAGATTCTTTCCAGACCTCAGAAAAACTATCAACGAAATCCAAAAGTCAGTTGTTGACGGCGAGCTTTGCATTGATAGCAATGGGAGTGACAGCGAGCTTCTTAAAGGCTGCTTCGAAGGTCTCAAAAAAGACTCGTTAGGAGTAAGGAAGTATCTTATTGAGAATGAGGATAGGTTTCAGGGTGACTACGATACTCTTCTTGCAAACCTACTTGATTACATATATGATGAGCCTATTGATGAATTCAAGAAGAAGGCTATGATCTCTATTATTGCAGAGCATCTATATAAGAGTCAGTTTGTTGTTGATAAGGAAATTAATTGCTTTGCATGTTTTATCGGATTAGAAAAAGCTTTAAATAACTAGCTACCGGTATAAATATTAGTATGCAATTTGATGATAAGTACGAAAGTCTATTAAATGAATTTTTAGGTGGTGCACTAAGAAGTGCCGGTTCAAAGATTAGAAAGGCTGCAACTAGTGATAGAACCAAAAAGGTTTTACGTGGTGCTGGTAACTTAGCAGCAGATTTCGCTAAAGAGACTGGTAAGGTTGCTGCTGAGGTTGGTGGTGAAGGTATTAAAGCTGCTGGTCGAGCTGTAGGATCTCTTGCTGATAAGGCTATTGATGCTGCTGATAAAGGTATTAGTAAGCTTGCTGGTAATACTGAAGATGGTGAAGGTGAAGATACTATTACAATTAAATTGCCTAAGGAGTTAGCTGATACACTCCATGAAGTCCTAATGGCTGTCACATCAGATGATGCATCAGAAGACGGTGAACAAGCTGGTCACGCTGCTGGTTCAACAGAATTAGAAGCAAGAAATGCTCGTAGCCATGAACTTGCAATGGCTAAAGCTAAAGCTGGTATATCAGATGAAGAAGATGCTGAGAGAGTTGACAAGGCTCGTATGAAGTGAAATAAGCCAAGACGTACTTCAGGTGGAAGTAAAAAGTTTGTTGTAAAGGCATGTAAAGATGGTAAAGAGAAGGTTGTTAGATTCGGTGATCCAAACATGAAGATTAAGAAGAGCAATCCTAAGCGTCGTAAGTCATTTAGAGCACGTCATAAGTGCGATCAAAAGAAAGATAAGTTCTCTGCCGGTTATTGGAGCTGTAAAAAATGGTAATTCATTAATATATTCTATTGAGATAATACGTTATTTGATTAAATAACAGTATGACCCCTTCAATGTATGATGCGTACCTGTCTGTCGGCGACAAGCCGTCAGTTGGTGTCGATGATGCAGATAAGAAGGTAGTTACAGAGGAAGCTGTTACAGAGGAATCACTTACTGGCTTTCTATTAGCAACTCTATCAGGTGCAAAGATTGCAGCAAAAGTTGTAAGTGAGGAAAAGATAGAGGTAGAGGATGTAGTTGAGGATGTAGTTGATGATTCTATTGATTACATTAGTGCATATACTAATGCAACTGTTGTAGAGGCTCCAGAAGAGGAGGTTGTTGTAGAGGTTGTAGATACTGAAGAGGTAGAAGAGGTTATTGAAGAAGCAGAGGAAGAGGTTCCTGAGGCTGAAGAGGAAGTTGTTGAAGAGGAGGTTGTTGAAGAGGAGACAGAAGATCTTGGTGCCTTTATTTTAGATACTATTAAGAGTCAGGTTGTGAAGGAAGTGACTCCAGAAGATGCTGTTGCTGAGTTGCAGGCTATTGAGGAGGCTGAAGAGGAAGAAGTAGAAGTAGAGGCTATAGAGGAAGAAGTAGAGGATGTAGATGATGAAGAGTCTCTTGGTGATTTCATTCGTCGTACTATAGCTAAAGAAGCTAAATCTGCTATTACAGATACAGAAGCACAGTTCGAGGAAGAGATTAACGACATCGTCGAGAATGTTACGGATAAAAAGGATCGTAAGAAGCAGATTGCGAAGGTTAAGAGGGATAAGAAGGAAGCCATTACAGCTATTGAGGAGCGTAAAGGTGAAACTATTGAAGAGACATTACTACAGCTTGAATTAGTTGATAAGGATGCTGATGATGATAGTGAGGAAGATGCAGAATTTAAAGGTGGTAATTCAAAGCTTAAGAAAGAGCTTCAGAAGAGCATTAAAGCAATGTTCCTCGAGGAGCAGATTAAGCTTCGTAAGCAGATTGAATTAACTTCAGGTGGAGGTGGCGCCATTGGTGGAGGCTCCTCAACACTACAAACTAATAATATTTCTGAGTATAGATGTGATCTTAACGTATTCTACTATAGTGGTTGGCTACAAGAAGGTTCTACTATTTTCATTAAGCGAACAGATGGCGATGATGAACAATTCGCAACTGGTCTGACTGATTTAGAGACAGACTGGGCAAATAGACTAAACTTAAACTACGTATAGAACTATAAACAAATAATATATTATGGCAATTGACAACACAGACTGGAGCATTGACCGTGCTACTGGCGACATCCGATATATCGGTGACGACCACAACACGGGTACTCCAACATATGCAACGGTGATTGAATTTCACCGATTCCTACAAGACTTAGCGGATGACGCGGTCTCATCGGGAGATGACGAATTGGACATCACAGATACTGATCCATCATCTCGTTCTACTGATAACATTATCCTTCTTAAGGGTGCTTACAATATTGATGCTGATGCAGCAGAGCACCTATATGATGGATCGGTTAAGCAGGGCACAGGCGGTACAGAGGAGATTTACGCAGGATTCGTAAACTTCGGTAACGTTGACAAGATTCAAATTATTCAGAACGGAGCAGTTCTAGCGGATGATTGGTGGAACCTAGATGCAGGTGGTGGAGTTAACTCCACAACTGGTATCTCTCACCGATTCCTTCTTCCGGTACGAACATCTGGTGCTAATGTTGATAACAGGAAAGTTATTGCAACTTCCCGTCGTTTCGGCTACACCTACTCTGAGTTCACCGTAACACAGGCAGCGGAGGGTAACAACGTCTTGGCCCTATCCGAAGCAGTCGACCTTAACAACGAAACTATCATTCAAACAGTATCTACTTATACTGGTATTACAAATACAAATGAAGGTTATGTTGGTATTGATGTTGATAACAATGCTGCTAACGAATTCTACTATTCTGAGTGGGATGCAAATTTACCAACAAGAACAATTAACGACTTCTACGAGTATTTGAAATATCTCTCACGTGAAGGAACTGGCGAAACTCTTTATGGGTTGAACGGTGAGCTCTTCCGAGGTATTACTCACGAAATTGATATTGACACTAATGTTGGTACATTTGTTGAGCCAGAATTAGTCACATGGGATACCGGTACTGGACAATTGCTCGCAATTGACTCAGTTACAGCCGGTACTAAAATGTGGATTCAGCTACTTACAGGTGTTGCTCCTACTGATGGAGAGACATTGAGTGGTGCTGGTGGTGCTAAATCAGATGTTAACACTACAGTAACAACAAGAACTCCTTCCAAGCCATTCGTTGGTGCATCTACTGGATCATCGATTATTGGTTCTTACGGATTAGGTGTTCAGACAAATGACTTGACAAACAGTGATAAGTTGTTCGACTTGACAAACACACAGATTGTTCCACCGAACAACGTTACATTTACTGTTGGTGGTTTGGTGAGTGGTGAGGATAGAGTATTGGTTTCTCCATGGGACGGTGTTTCTACCGACGTTAATGGTGATCCAGCAATTGATCAAGATCAATTATCCCTCGCATCCGCGTTGACAACTGATAACATTACTACAGTCACAATTGGTGGTTCTGCAGGTCCAGCTACTGTTCCTACTGATACACCGTCTTCAGGTACTATACGAGTTGTAGATAACCTTGGATTCGACCGTAGATTGGAATACTCTGCATTCAGTGGAGCAGCATTCACAATCACATCTACTGATGGACAGGAAGACTTCTTAGGTAATGAAGCTGCAATTAACAACGATGTATATATTACATACATTGATACGTTAGCTAGTGGAACATCTGAGAACTTCACTGCTGTTTACAGTACTGATAGAGACTTGATCGTATTGGTTCGTGATGGTGGTGGTACTCCAATTAAGCAGTTCATTACTTCTGCTACGTTTGGTGGATCCAACACAACAGTTACGGCTATTAGAACATCCGATCTATAAACAATTAAACCAAAGATGGTGGAGGGTCCGATCCCCTTCACCTCTTTTAACCTTTTATTAGAATCAAACGAGCACTAATAAAAGGTTAAAAGAAATTTGACTTCCTTAATTCTTACACTATAATTAATTACACGACATGGCAGCAGTAGGCATAGTTTTTGACGGTACCCGATTGAATTCATCAGACGCGAATACCGGATGGGGTAACTTTGCTACTGGTGGTGGTGCACCAGCATCTGAACCAGCGAACGCCTATCAGCAGGATACACCTGGAAGTTCGGTTGGTGCTGTTGGTAAAAAGATTAACTCTACAACGCAGAGGCAAGGTGTAGATTATAACGGTACAAGTGTAAACTATAGTGGTAATGGTTATCTATGGTATGCAAAGGTATATGTAGCAGACGGATTCAACGTAAACTCTACATGGGGTGTAGAAGTTGGCATGGGGTCAGGAGACACAACACCTTCACATAGATATAACCTAGCAGGAACCGGTGCTAACAATGATAGCTACTTAACTTACCCTCCACAGGGTGGATATATTATTACTGCAATTGACCCAACTATTGATGGTTGGGCAGAAACTGTCGATTCAGGCGGTACTTTTGATCAAACCTCTGTGAGTTGGTATGCAGTCGGTGCACAATTTATCACAGGTGAGGCTAAATCTGAGAACGTAGCAATGGATGCTATTGACTATGGTACAGGTTTAACACTATCAGGTGGTGATGGTGGTGATACGGATGGTACATTTATTGATTACGTAACAGAGGATCAAGATGACAAATCTAATAGATGGGGTGTTGTTACCGGTGCCGGAGATAACGTTAGAGCGAGAGGATTACTTACAGTTGGAACAGCTACTGCAACTGAGTTTAATGATACTGACTCTATTGTATCTTTTCTTGATGGTTATCATAGTGAAGGTAAGGTGGGTGTTTATGTTTCCTTGAGTAGCGCTAGTAATGTCATTACAATGGACTCTCTTTTGATTGGTGATGGTAAAATATACGCAGGAATAGCTGATACAAGACCAGATTTTACAGTTGGTGGCAACCTTGGTACTTTTACTTGTGGAGCTACTATGCGTAACTTTCGAAATATTACATTTACAGCTGGTAATGATATTGAAGATGCTGATATAGAATGTCAGCTCTTAACTCAAGCATCTGCTAATATAAGCGCATCAACAATCAGAACTAACTCTTTGGTATCAGTAGCATGTTTACAAGATCCGGTTTTTGGAACAACAACAGATTTGCGTGATGTTGAATTTATTCAAGCTGGTGCCGGTCATGCTATTGAAATAGATACAGCTGGTACGTACAGTTTAACTGATATAACTTTCACCGGATATGGTCTTTCAGGTGCAGATGATGCTGCTTTAGATGTAACAGAAACAACTGGTACAGTAACTATTAATGTTAATGGAGGAAACTCACCAACATATAAATCAGCTGGAGCTACAGTTGTTGTTAACAACACAGTTTCTGTTACAGTTATTGTTCAAGATGTAAATGGTAACTTAATACAAGATGCGAGAGTATTAATGGAAGCAGATACTGGTGGTGATTTAGCTGTAGGTACAGATATTGTCACCGGCTTAACAAATATTAACGGAGAAGCAGTTAACGCAGGATTTAACTATACTAACCCTCAACCTGTTAAGGGCTGGGTTAGAAAGAGTACAACACAACCATTTTATAAGCAGGGTATCATTGCTGGTACCATTCAAAGTACAGGATTAACGACAACCATACTAATGATTTCAGATGAGTAAAAAACCAGACGAGAATAAACCTAATATAGATATTGAGGACTTAGGAATAGAGAATAGCGCAGGCTATAAGAATCTCATCGCTATACGTGATTACACAAAAGCAACAAGACAGCTGGTAAAGGATCTAGAGAAAGAAATGCAGAATGTGATTAACCAGCTTCAACAAGAAAAGGTCGAAAGACAACAACTCCAAGACCAAATTGTACAAATATTACAGCGCCTAATCTAAAATGAGCCTCTTATCAATAGACTGGGCTACTAAAGTTATAACAGTGCCCAAGGCATATACAACCCTTGTACAGTCCTCACCGACAGAGATTAGGGAATTGCCTATTAACCAATTTCACCTTGATCTAAGATCAGAGGAAGCTGCTCTAGATGGCATGCCCAATCTGGTTACTCATAGGCACAATACAGAGGTGCTGTTGGGAGGTATTGTATATGCTCGAGTGGTAGAGATTATTAGTGGATATACTATTACATTTGAAGATGGTCAATATGCTGTTAACTTAACTGGTGCTAATAGTAATATCGGTGATGTTGTTAACGTTAACCAGGTATCTGTTCGATCAGCAAACGCTGCTGGTCTTATCTCTAACTCAGCAATTGAGTATTCATCATTTGAAGGTTTTGTAACGATTGATGTTACTACATCTAATGTTGGTACTGTATATCCTACCGGTACAGCTCAGAAACCAGTTAATAATTTAGATGACGCTCTACTGATAGCAACTACACGTGGCTTATCTAAGATTAGAATTATTGGTGACTTTACATTCCAGCCTGGTGATACTGTTGAAGGCTTTGAAATCTATGGAGAAGGTTTGCAATCCTCGTTGATAACATGTGTGTCAGGCTCTGATTTAACAACTTCAGAGATATACGAGGCTGAGCTTATAGGAGAGACTACAGGGTTAGTTTCTATTACTGATTCTTTCGTGCACGATTTTCATTTCGATGAAACACTATCAAATACAGAGACGATTTACATACTTAATTCTTTGGTTGAAGGTGAGATTACTTTGCCTGATGTTTACTCTGGTGATCTAAAAATTATTAATTGTTATTCAAACGTTGCCGGTACAGGATCTCCTACCATTAACTTTAATGACTGTGAATCAGATGCTATTATTCGAAACTGGACAGGTGGTATTGAATTATCAGCTGCTTCACAGGGTAATAATATATCTATTGACTTGAACTCAGGTAATATTATAGCACTTTCTAGTAATACCGATGCACTCATTAACTGTAGAGGTGTCGGTCTTCTTACAGATGATACTCCAAATACAACTACAGTGTTAAAAACTGGTCTTGTATCAGAGGTAGCTATTGAATATGCTTCTTATCAAGATGCTGTAACTATTAATACTGCACTAACTGGTAATACAGGAATCCTCTACCCTGTTGGTACAGCTCAAGCTCCTGTTGGTAACTTAGCTGATGCTATTTTAATAGCTGAAGACAGAGGATTTACCAAGCTTAGATTCTTTAGTGACTATACATTCTTAAGTAGTGATATAATTTACAACTATCATATAACCGGTGAAGGTCAGCAAGTTACTAATTTGACATTCGAGCCTGGATCTGCTCTTGTAGGTTGTGAATTTCACGAATGTCGCATGACAGGAACTATTACAGGCTTTATTGGTGCAACTAACGTATATCTAGATGATCTAGGATCAACAACACCTATACCAACAACACAAAGTGTTGTAATTGAAAATTGTTTAATCAAAGGTACATTATCTATACCAGCTCTATATTCTGGTGAGTTGAAGGCACTTAACTGCTACTCTGATGTCGCTGGTTCTGATACACCGATTCTTGATATGGGTGATAGCTCTGGTAGTTTAATTATGAGAAACTGGTCTGGAGGCATTCAGCTAGAGAATGTCTCACAGAGCAATGAGATGTCTATCGATTTAGTTTCTGGTACTGTAAAACTTCTATCATCAGTTTCTGATGCTGATATTACAGTTAGAGGTGTTGGATTAATTACAGACAATTCACTATCTGGTGCTACTGTAAATGACGATGGATTATTAAACAGAGAGAACATTGCACTTGCTCAAGCTTCTGACTCTGGATATGCTCAAGGACCAGGTAATGGAGTTAATCAAATACAGCTAGATTCAACAGCTTCATCTTCAAATGCTGCTTATGATCCATCAATGATCATTATTAGAAGTGGTACAGGTGAAGGCCAAGGAAGAATGGTATACAATTATGAAGGTTCTACTAAAACAGCAACTGTTGATAGAAACTGGAAAATACAACCTGATACAACATCATTTTATGCTGTAATGCCTAATCCAGGTAGAGAGCATGTTAATGAAGGGCTAGTAGCATCAGCAACACTCTCATCTGTAGAGTTAAATTCTGCTGCATCTAGTGTAGATGAGATGTATACTGGACAAACAATTTTCTTAAGATCAGGTACAGGTGATGATCAAGTTAGATCGGTACTAAGCTATGATGGAACAACCCACATTGCAACGGTTGAGGATTGGGTAGTAACCCCTGATACAACTACTGCTTACGTCATGCTACCAAATTCATCTGGAGCAGGTGGTGGTGGTGAAGCAGATTGGACCTTGTCTGAGAAATCTCAGATTAGATCTGCACTTGGTGTTAATGGTACAAAGACTGCAGCTGTTAGCGGTCAGTTGCAAGAGAATACAGTAGCTTCTAAGGTTGCTGCTTGTAATGCAGAAGAAGTAAACCTTAAAATAATTTAAACGTAGTTGCGTCTAAACAATAAAAAAAGCCGCTCTTCGGAGCGGCTTTTATTTATTTCTTCTTTATGACTTTCTTAGATACCTTTTTCGGTACCTTTTTAGCTTTCTTTCTGGCTTTTTTTCGAGGCTTTTTTCTATCCTCTATAAGTATTACTTTCTTTTCAACTACCTTTTTAGCAGCTTTCTTTACTGTCTTCTTAACTGCTGCTTTCTTAGGCTTAGGTTTATCCATTGCTTTGAACAATGGCTCAATCTTAGGCTTTCCAGCTGCTTTCCAACAATCGTAACAATAGAACGAACGGAACCCCTTAATTTTCTGTGAACTATTACAGACAGGGCACCACTTCGTTGTAGCGACTTCTTTTGGCATTAAAGATAACGTTGAGTGTAAGTATCGCTCTTTTCAGCGACCTCTTCTGTGCTCTCAGCAACTACTTCTTCGTCTTCTTCTTTAACTGGACCTTCACTATTACCTAGTGTAGGAAGCTCAGGAACTTCTTCAGGCTTGATTGATACTTCATCATCACGCTTCTGAACGTCTGCAATAGGTGGGAGATTGACACCAAAGTCAACTGGCTCACCAAGTGCTGATGGAATGCGGATCTTACCTACAAGACGACCACCACCGTGATCAGAAGCAACTACAACATCACCTCTATCGTTAACTTGTGAAACACGTGTATGAAGTCCTGAATCAATCATTGAATCAAGAACATCTTTAACATTCTGTGGAAGATCTTTGTACTTCTCATGACTCTTGAAGTCACTATTAAATTTAAACACATCACCAACAAGGAAACCTTGCTGCTCAAAACGACTCTCGTATTTCTCGAGAAGATTAAGAAATTTTTTGTCTTTAGCCATACTATTATTTAGTCAGTAGGATAAATATTTATACAATTTTATGGCAGTAAGGTTAGACAATCTCAAATTAACATCTATCGAAAAGAACTCTCTCGATAGTGGCTACTTGTATAAAGATATCAAATTCGATATATCACTAAGTCGGTTTAATAAGGAAGAGTTATATTCAACCCCATCTCCTGAAGATCTTGGTGAATTGCAAGATGGTCAATCAGTTATTAACTCTGTTAAAAACATACTCACAACAACACCTGGTCAGAAGCTTCTTAACCCTACTCTTGGATTAGATTTTAGAAGTTACCTCTTTGAACCTGTTAATACTACAACATCTTACTTTCTAGGTCACTATATTTATAATAACCTAGGTGTACAAGAACCACGTGTTTCTTTAGAAGCTGTAGAGATAGAAGGTAATCCAGACGAGAATCAATATAACATTGAGATTAGCTTTAGTGTTCCAAAGCTTGATATATACAATCTATCTCTCAATGCTACATTGAATAAAGATGGTTATGTCATCATCTAGAATACTGCTGATAGCTTAAATATATATAATGAGCCTTCAAGATTTTACAGATTACAAGCTTCCGAAGAATGCTTATCTATCTTTCGATGCTGACTCTCTCAAGAGTCTCATTATTGAGAGATTGAATGAGAATGAAACATTTACTGATCAGAACTTCGAAGGCTCGAACTTCAGTGCTTTCATTGATGTTGTAGCTTATATGTATCATGTATTGCTATTCCAACTTAATACAACATCTAACGAGTCAACATTCAATACAGCTACTCTATATGAGAATATGAATAAGCTTGTATCTAATATTGGATACAATCCTCTTGGTGATCAAACATCTCTCCTTAATATCTCTCTATCAGCTGACAATCTTGCAGCAAATGTCTACACTCTTCCACGCTTTAGTAACATTACTGGTGGTGGTAATACATATGTATCAACACAAGATATTACATTCGAAAAGACAGTAGATGGTGGTTTAGAGTCTGTTGCATCATCAAACAATACACTATATCAAGGCACACTTACAGAAGCTACATTTAATGCTACAGGTGAGCCATATGAGAACATCATTCTTATTGATTCATTCACATCAAAGCAGTTTACACAGAGTACTTCAAACCTCAATGATTCCAAGTTTATAAGTGACAATACATTTAGTGTATTTGTTCAAGATAATGCTACTGGTGTATGGTCAGAGTATACAGAGACTGCTTCTCTCTTCCTTGAAGAGGCTGATGCTAAGAAATTCGAAAAGCGTCTTAATGGTAAAGGAAACTACGAGTTTAAGTTTGGTAATGATCTAAATGGTAAGCAACTTGGTGCTAATGATACTGTATTAGTATTCTATGTTATCTCTGATAATGAAGCTGGTGACATTGGTCCAAATTCTCTTGATAATGCAGCATTCGTACTTTACGGATCTACAAACTTTGAAGCAGTTAAGAATGTTATATATAGCTCAGATGAGACATTGATTGTTCCTTCACAGCTTACAGATATTACTGCTACTAACTATAATAGATCTTCACCACCTAAAAAGGCTGAGACTGTTGATGATATTAAGAATAGTGCACCAAAGGTATTTGCTTCACAGAATCGACTTGTAACTAAGGATGATTACGAGTATCAAATCAATCGAAACTTTAATAACATTACACGTGATGTTAAGGTACTCTCCAATGAGGACTATACTTCAAAGGTACTTTCTTACTATACTGACCTAGGACTTGCTCAGGGTAATGATGATGCACGTATCCTTTACTCTCAGGTGTTATTCTCTACATCTACATCATTTAACAATGTATATGTATACACCGTGCCAAATGGGGAGACAACGTTAGCCGGTGTTACTCCAAAGTACCTCAATTCTGCTCAAAAACAGCTTATTACAGAGTTTTGTGATAATAAGAAAGACATTACACAGAATGTTGTTATTGCAGATCCAATCTTTAAAGCATTTGCATTTGGAGTATCTAATGTTGGTGGTAGTTCGCTCGGGTCTGACGATACAGTAGATGAGATAGTGAATGATACTGTACTACGTGTTACCCTTGATAAGAATCAAGCTCTCAATGATGGCGCTATAAAAACAGCCATATACAACACTATTAATAACTACTTTGATAGTATACAACTTGGTGATGTTATTAATGTAGCAAACCTCACTAATGACATTCTTAATATTCAAGGTGTTACAGCATTACACACAGTTAATGGTGATGCTGAAATTTCTAATCTAAGCTTTGTTGTATGGAATCCGGATTATAAAGATGCAGATAAAGCTATCCAATCTTTGAACTACCAACTTCAAGATTTCCAATTCGGATACTTCTATAACCCACAAAATATTACGAATAAGATTGCTATACGACGACTTTAGCATTAAATATGTTATATGTCGCTAAGCTCTCTCCAACTCGATTCATCTGGTGAATTCGACTTGTTATATAACTTCTTCTTCGTAAGGGATTATAAAGGGGTTGAGACATACGAGAGCTTTGCACTTCCTTTTACACCTTTAACATTTGTACCAAATCTCGAGGATGGAATAGCAGATTTTGTCTCTAATAAAAGGATTGTATGGGACTTTGGTGATGGTACAACTACTGAGAGTGTTACCGCTTCTCATGCTTATGAAGAGCCAGGTAGATATACTGTTAACTGCTACTTATATGATTCTAATGGTAAAGGCTACCTTGATACATTTTCTGCTAAAGTAGACATAACAGATTTTATTGCTGACAAGCTTACAATTAGCGTTGATTCAGATATAACACATAATACAGGTCAGGTTCTTAATCCTATAACGGTTGATAGATATAACTCTTATAGAACTCTAGAGAGTGGTTTACCTTCGATTGTAGCATATTCCTCCGCTGGTGTTGATAATGACTATTTCAGAACTGATTTAGATGAAGAGACATATGGTCACCTTAAGCCTTATTCATCTTTTGTTCAATTACTAACGAGTAACGGTATTGAAGAGACAGTTCAGGTTGAGAGTGTAGTAACAGAAGATACTCCAATCTATATTAAATTAAGTAGTAACGAAATCGTATATACTAATGCAACTGATGTAGATGGATTCTATGCTGGTTTAACAGGTACAGGAGATACTTACTTTAAGACCGATTTTGCTGGTAATTATAATTTACTACTTGGTTTTGAGCAAGGTGGAATTTTCGAACATGTCAATACAACAACATATGGTGTCTCTGCTGATATTGGTTCGAATAATTCTTATAACAGATTATCTTTCTCTTCAAATGGTATTGACGGTGAAGGATTAACTCTATTATCAACTTTCAATATTGGTGATACTAAGTTTGCTGGATCAAAGATTTCATTTGTTGTTAAGGTTAAAGATAATAGCTTATTCACACAAAAGAATATGCCATTGCTTAGTGCAAATAGTGGTCCTGTTCTTGATCTTTATCTTACTGATGGTACAACAACATATGATGTTGAGTATACTGCAAATTTCCTAACTCTTTCAACTCTTGATGAGGGTGGATTCTTCAAGGGCTACTTTGTAAGTGATACTGCAACAACTCTTGAAGATGTTTACCTTTCCGGCTACACATCATATGAAAGTGTTGATATTGTTGGTCAAAGTAATACCTTTACAGTATATCCAAGTAGCTTTTACACTGTTGCAAAGACTGGTGAGAACATTGACTTTGAAGCAGCTTTTAAAGATATTGCAATCCAACCATTATTCAGTGATGCTAAGGTATTAATGAGTGACTTCCTTGGATCTATATTTGGTGATTTAAGTGCTACACAAGATTCTATTGGTAAGTCAACATATGAGAAGATTCAAAACTTCTTTGATAATAATACTACCCTTGATGAGAGTAATGTTGATCAGCTTGATGGTATCTTACAAATGCTTGATCTTCCAGAGCTTAATAAATATTCACTACCTCCTAAGTTGAGTAGACTTATGGATCTACTTTCTATTAGTAAGTCAAAGCTATTCGGTAGACGTAATAGAGATAAGACACATTACCAATCTTATGGTTATGCTAATAGTGACTACTATGGTTATAACCTCGGTGATAGACTTACAACTGGTAGTGAGATTGTTGTTGGTGAACCAATCGTAGCTAATGAAAAGTATAGTGGTAAGTATATTACACTTAATACTACATTCCCGCTAAGTGCACGTGTTACTCCAACGATTGAAGTTACAGATGGTTTTGTGTATGGTACATCTACTGGTGAGTTAATATCAGCAGCAACATCAGAGCTTGCGGATGGTACAGCAATCACACGTGAGCGTTTTAGTGAGTGTGAGATTTTAACAGAGCAAGGATTTGAGATTCTTACTCAGTCATTATCAACTAGCTCAACTTACTATAGATTAAGTGATTACAACTCAACATGGGGTTGGCCATTACTCTCTGGTGGTAGTAGAGAGATTACAGATATCTATAACTTTTACTACCAGAAAGATACACAAGGAGAAATCGAAAACTCCATTATTGACTTTACAGATCCAAATAACACCATATCTTATAACCTCACATCATATGATGAATGGTCAAAGGATAATGGTATAATGTCCAACATTTTTGCTCAGTCACTATACGAAGGCCTCGAGCTTTTTGAAGATTAAATATTAAAGAAGATGGCAAACCAATCACTAAGAACAGTTCTTGTTAAATACTCTATCACCAATCCTGAGATTACTAATGGTGATTACAGAGATACTGTTACTCCATTCTCATTTTTAGATTTTATTAACAATACTCAAGCAGATTACACACCTGAAGAGTATAGTTCATTTTATAGCTCATACCTACAATCTTGGTACTCACAGCAGCAAGGTTCAGAGGCAGAGCAAGCAGCTCAGTTTAAAGACTACTATAAGCAGTTTATTAAAGAGATTGTCATTAACTACACTACAGAGACAGAGAAGAGATTCCTTGAGAAGATCAACTTCAATGACCCTGCTGACTTGGATGTAGCTATTCCATTCTTTGCTAACAGGCTTAAAGACATTGCTCTATTCTATAAGAAGAAGAGAGATGAAGGTAAATATGTTATTGATAGAAACAAACTCAAGGGTAGTAAGACTGGTCTTGAAAAAGCTATCTTTGATAACATCTACAACTTCACATTCAATACAGAAGATGCACTTGATACATCAACTCCAGATGTTATTGCAGCTGTAACAGGACTTGGTATTGAGATTGAAGAGTATGTTGATGTATACGGCGATTACTTTGATCTTCCAGATGGTGGTGAAAGTAATAACATTAATGAGATTGATACTAAGTACTATCTTGACCCAGCTGGTATTGAGGCTATAACTGGTGAAGAGAACTTCTTAACTAATCTTAGAACATTCAAGATTAACCCACCGGCGATTACACCTCAAGAGTTTGATGCTATTTGTAATCCAGACAATGCGTTGGTTCAAGTTGACAATCAATATAGGAAAGGTGGTCTTTCAATCAGTCAGGTATATGCATTGAAAAGAGCTCTTCTTTCCAAGTATCTTGGTACAGATATTTACTACGTTGATACATCTACTACTCCTGCTACATCAGGGGTTATGATTGTAGCTGATAATCCTGCTGCTAATGCTCTAAACTTACAAGGTGCTGATACAGCTACAGTTGAGAGTAATCAAACAAAGCTTTTAAGAGATGTTGGTCTTAACTTTAGAGCTGATGATATTGGCTTGTTTAAGCTTCAAGCTGAAACCTTTAGATATAGCATTGAGAACCTCGAAGCAGATGAGTTCTATATTTTCCCTGATCCATCCAAGTTTGGTAATGTATCAACAAACCCTCAGGCAGATTACCCAATCTATTATAGGTTTGATCATAGAGACAATACAAGAAACGTTTCAAGTGGTTTTGCTGCTGGTGATCCAAAGATTACTAATAAGGTTACCACATTTGAATCTTATACTACTAAGGAAAGAAACAATACACAACTTGCTGAGCAGAATGACATTAGCTATAAGCTAAACTTCACAGATCTCTTTAACCAAGGTCTTGTTGATAAGTATCAAACAGATGTATTTGGTAATGAGTATGCTCTTTTTAAGGCTGAGTCACTTAGACCTATCAATGAAGAAGCTTCAACACAAATCAAGAACCTACTTCTTAACGGGCATGTATTCTTTGATTACTTCGAAGGTTATAACTTTAACTACTCACTAACAGGAGTAAGTGGTAATACTTTCAAGACTGGACTTACTTCAGTTACAAATGGATTTAGTGAGTTAGATGGTCCTTTAACATTATACATGCGTGAGTTTTATCCTTATCAGGAATTGATTGAGGATACAAGAAACCTTATACCTTTCTGGCGTGATGGAGGTGCATTTACTTTCCTTGATGGTACCAATCTTCCAGATCCTCTTTCAGGTCTTGGACCAGGCTATCCTGCTTCTACTAACTACTATTACACAGTTCTTGCAGAGGGTACATTCCCAGAAGATCAGCAACTAACAACAGAGCAAGTAGTACTCTCAGATATTACAACAGAAGCTGATTTCCTTATTATTGCTGAAGAAAGTGTTCCTAACTTTGAACAGAACATCAAGTATTACCTTTCTGCTGGTGATCCATATACTAACTATGATGGTGGTTACTTTGTGGATGATGTTATTCTTCCGAATGACTTTAACTACTCTGATAACTATAGATTCCTTGATACAGCTGATACTAATGGTTCAACTATTCTTTCAGATCTATCTTCTTCAGTTGTAACACTTACTAAAGAAGAGAAGAAATCACTTAATGGTAGGTTATATGTTAAGAATGGTACTTACTCAACATCAGAGCCTGTTTCAGCTGCTCTTAAAGGTACAGTTAGTAAGTATTCTACAGCAGTTCAAGATCAAGTTAATCATGACCTTGTAGACTTTGATATTATTCAAAATACTATTTTCCTTGAGACTAAATCAACTCTTATTATTGATAAGATTTCACATGAAGATGGTGTGTTTGTAGCTCCTTCTACTGTTAATACATTTTACAGTGTTAACAGTGCTAGTGGTGTTGAGACATTTACTAATAGATTCTATGTTGAAGAGACTGGTAGAGTATACTTTGCTAGGTTTAGAGATGATTCAAATAGTAGCTGTGAGAATGTTGCTGATAACTATAAGGCAGTATATCCTGAAATCTATGAGTATAGCATTGCTAACAACACTACAACAAAGGTATATCCTGAGAGTGAAATTGATAGTTCCTTAAGCGCATTCGAACTTAACATTATTAATGCGAATGAGAGAAACTATACTCCTGATGCTGTGCACACACCAAAGATTGCATACAACAGTAGAAATGACTTGTTTAAGGTGACTTACATTGTTAATGATAAGAACGACTTTACACACATGGTTGATGTGTCATTTAGAATGGTAGATAATAAGTTAACTGTTGTTGATTCAAATAGATACGAGACATTAAATACTATTGTTAGAACGTCAACGTTTGGTAACTTTACATCATTTAGTCAGATTTCTGCTACTGGTGGAAGCTACTCAACAGACACAGATAACTTTACCCTTACTATATAATGAGTAACATCTTTATTAACCTCCCAGTCACAGAAGAGAATACAACAGTTCTCAAAGATGAGATTTTATTCAAAGGTGCTCCTTCTATTAATTTCATACTTTCTGGGATTGATGAATCAACTAATGCTGCCTTAACTCTAGATATTAACTGGGGTGATGGTTCTGATACAGATTTCAGCCAAAAGGACATTGTATTTAACTATAAGGAAGAGTCTATCTTTAACGAGATGCTTTATGGTAAAGTAGGTGGTACTATTCTTGATGAATACGAGCATACATACGTACCATCAACTAGCTCATTCTTTACGAACCTTACAGCTCAATTCCTCGTTCACTTTAATAATGGATTCTACGCTAATATCAATCAACCTATTAAGTTGATTAGAGAGAGTTATTATGATAATATCCAGAAGCTTGGTATTACTTCTACTCAAATGACAGGATTTTCTGGTTCTAATACAGTAGCCAATCTACAGAGTAAGTTCAACAACAGTACCTATATTACTTTCCTAAATAATTGATTGTGTTCTTCATTTGTACCATTAAATATGTATGTTAATGGCTACTACAAATACATATCATGTAAGCTCAGTTGCTTTCCCTACAGCAGAGTACGACGATAGATACATATCTGTTGATCAAACTGCTTCTACACTTGAGCAGGGCTTCCAGGTTAATAGTATTGACGCACTTTCAGGAGCTCGTGATAGTAGGATTAACAACTACTCATCATTCTACATGACTGGTAGGAATAAGCTTACTAACTTCCTTTCTATATCTTCTATTGCTGAAAGTCAATCAACTTCACTAATTACTAAGATTGGTTTTGAAAGACCTGGTACAGAGCCATCCAAATACTTCTACATATTCAAGAGCAATCTTGATGCTACTGATCAGCAAAAAGCTCTTGGTCTTAAGACCCTTGATACTACTGGGTTATTTGATAATAACTTCTTTTTCGAGATTGAAGCCCTTAATAACAACCTTTGTCGTATTAAGCACAACAACGGGTTGTTTGACTTCTACCTCAACTACAACACATCAGAAAATACCTTCGTATTCTACCAGAATGTAGATTACTATAAGGGTATCACGCAAGAGCGAAATGATGTATTTAGATATGTGCTTGATGATGATGGATATCTTCAATTATTCAAGTTTCATAACGATGTTCTTAATGTTGTTACTTTAAGTGGTGATAGCATGGTTCTCGAGCCATTAAAAGCTGGTAGTCTTAACAGAGGTCTTAATAACTTACTTCATGTTAACTACAACTTAGATCAAAATAAGCAGTTTTTAAATAAAAGCTTTGCAAGCTATAATAATCAAAAGACATCTAATCTTATTCTAGATACAGAGAATAGTAATGATGATGAAGATGGTCAGTATTTATTTGTTGCTAACTACAATAGTATCTCAGCTGATAGTATGCCTATAAATTATCTCTCACTTGATACTAATAGGTCTGAGTTTAACTTTGTCAAAAGGGGTTCTAGCATGGTTAATAGTCCAATCGGGCTAGGTCAAGATCCTAGAGAGTATTATGGCATATATTCAGGTAATGATCAAGAAAAAGGTCTTACTAAGCTTAACCTCAATTACAGTTTTTATGATAAAGATGTATTTATTGTAAATGGTACAGATACTCACTTTACTGCACCTTCTTCAATGTATCCATACGAGAAGCTAAACCTCAATGATACACAATTTGCCTTTAATGGAGCTTTTGCTGGTCCTTCACCAAACCTTGCTGATAAGGTATTTGTAAAGAGGCAGAATAGCACACAATATGATAATGGTAGATATCTTTGCACTTGGTTGTCAGGTGGTGTACTTGGAACACAGGGTATATGGGTAGATAGATACTACTACCCAGATAAGATCTCAAAGAGTGCTGCTCTTTCTTCTACATCTGTATATCTACCTTCTTTCTTTGATAGTGTCGATAGTGTTGATCTTGCAGTAACTGAAGCAGTTCTCAATAAGGAGAAATTCTTCGATAAGAGTAGTGATTCTGCTATTGTACCAAATGCTTCAGTTAAATATCAAAGAATTGGTAATGCTGACATCACAGAGCTCATTAATAGCTCATCTCCTATTATCTCATCATTTGATAGTTACTTAACATCCAAGATTGTAAGAGGTGAGACAGAAAATATTTGTAATGACTTTATCGGTGATGAGCTTACGTTTGATGGTGATAAATATGCGTGTGTTAGAGTAACAGATCAGATTGATTCTGCTAAGAACTTTACATTGAACTTTAACATGTATATTAATCCTGAGAATCAGTATGGCTTTGCTCTTATGGGCAACAATACTAATAAAGGATTTGGTATTTTCCAAGATCAGACAGTAACACCATTTGTTCATGTTGTAAGTGAAAATACACTTTACATATATAACACTGACTTTACACTACTCAATAGAATAGACTTTAAAACCAAGATTAAGCAGGTATTTAAGAGAAGTGCACTTGATGACTTTATTGTAACATGTGCAGGTAATCTATTCTATAAGGTTAACACACAAGGTAATAAGATTAAGCTTGAATGTGGTTCAGATATTCTTGATTACTATGGTGCTTATCAGAAACATGATAATATCGACTTTATCTCATCTGATCAACTTGTAAGAAGAATCAATACTAATACATTCGCAGTATCTACTCTATCAGCTGATGAGTTTGATGTATATGAGAATGAGTTCTGCTTATATGACAATGTTCTTGAGTATAAGGATACAGTCTTTAAGTTACCTGGTAGTAATACTAACTGGGAAAATGACACTACTACATTCTATCAAGTAAGTAGCTATATTGTTAAGCATAATCTTGACTCTGCACCAGAAGCTTTCCTCAGAGCTGATAGTATTAAAGACTTTACTGTTGTTAATGATAAGATCTATGTTCTTAAGCCAACAGAATATTTCGTATTCAATACAAGTGGTGTATTTGAGTTATCTGGTTCAATTAGTAACATTAACATACCTTCACCAGTTACACAAACAACAGTAGCTCTATCAGGTGGTGAATTTATATCAATGGATTGGATTAACGAGTACATTAACGGTGTTAACTACCAATACCCAGTACTACTTGCACAAGGTAATGATGATAAACTATACCTTTCCAAAGGTACAATGCCATCACTTACAGCAGCTGCTCTTTCAGGTGTTACTCTTGCTTCAAATACTGATGATACAAAGTTAACCAACTATAATGTACTAAATCATATATATGATTCAAAGACTATTGACTTTAAGCTATCCTTAAGGAACTATCTTGATACAGAAGATGTGCTTAATAAGACTATTTCGTTTGACCCGCCACAAGAGCCTGGATTCTACAACTTTACTTACAGACTTGATACTAAACAAGGTAACTCAACACTATACATTAATGGTGAGTTGTATGAGAACCAAACTTTCTCACCAGGTAAGTATTTGATCCAAGATGTGTTCAGTGATGAGTTCTTCATGGGTACAGCTGGGTTCCAAAGTAACTTAGATTTATCTACTTACTTAAGACAATCTGGTTATTACTATACTAAGGACTTGACTATAAGAAATCCATTCATCTATGACCGAGCTATTGATACAGAGCTTGTTTATGCCTTATATCTCTTTGAGAAGAAGATTGATGATATTGTGCTTTCTGTACCGGCTGGTCAGAGAACATCAAAGACTGAGATTCAGCAGTTCTTCAAGTTTAACAGAACAAACTCCTCTAACCATATTGATATTATTGTTAGAAATCTTAATATTACAGATACAGTAGTAAGAGATCAGATTAAAACATCTATACTTGCTGAAGCTAATAGCTTTGCACCTGTTGGAGTTAAAATTAACGACGTGAAATTCCTCGATTACTAAAGATGATTGATTATACCTCATATAAAAAGATATATACAGCTGGTGAGATGTTTACTCTTACCGGTACAGATTTTCATGGCTTTGCCGAAATAACAGACGGTATTGCTACTGAAGTTTCTACTGGTAAAGCTCTATCATCTAAGAGTACATATGCTACTGATCTATTCTTTACTAACTTTTACACAGATCGCGTTATTGCTGATGATGGGTTAGTACTTCCAAATACAGAGAGTGAATGTGTCTTCAATCTTAATGATAACTTCGATTATAAGCTGTTTCAGTTTAAGTTGGATAAGTTAAGAGAGAATAACACATATGTTTACTCAAGACTCTTTATTGCTTCTAATAAGCTACCTTATGCCGAGACATTAAGATATGCTTCTGTAACTAACCCCTTTACAACAGGGTTTGAGATTCGAACATCTGATGCTGAGAATCCTCAATTCCAAGCAAATACAAAGTTTGCTAATAACTACTTTTTAAGTTCATTTGGTTATATTGTTGATGCTACTGCTCAATCAAACCTCGAGTATGATGATCGTTTCTCCCTGTTTGCTTGTACTTCTTCTAACCTTATATGTTTGACTGGATCTAACACAAGTCTCAAGGTTATTGAAGACTCTACTGGTTATGAGTCACAGGAGAACGACTTATCATTTGCTGAACTTGGTGGTATTGCTTCCACTGAGAGACACTTATACCTTTCCGATACCGGTAACAACACGGTTCTACGTTATGAAATTGGAGGCTACATTAATAATGATAGCTCACTTCGCAATAAGCGTAATTACCTCGAATTAGTAGGTGGTTATGGTGGTGAAACACGTGCAACAAAATTTAAACGTCCAACTAAACTTGCTGCTGGTGATAATCGAGTAGCTGTTTATGATTCAGGTAATCTAGTTGTTAAAATCTTTGATGAAGAGTTTAATTACATTACACGTATAACATCTATCGATCTTCGTACTGAGACAATGGGTGCATTTGGATTTGATCCAGACTTTGGTTCATTGTATGTTGTAACATATAAAGATGTAGAGACTAACGATATAACAACTCGTACACCATTCTTATATAGATTTAGTGGTGATAGCTTCCGTTTCAAAGAGAAGATTACACTTAATGATAAGCTTAGTGAGACAGAGGTTATTAAAGATGTTACATTCTCTGGTACAGATAGTAATTACTGGTATTTCTCTACAAACCGTACTGTCTATAAGAAGTTTAAGACACGTCCAGCTGAGGTTATTGGTAAATTTAGAACTGAAAGACTTTACCTTCTTAACTTTGCTGACCATACTGAGACAATAGATGATACTGTTGCAACTATTAACAATAGGTGGAATTTCCAAGACATTAACTTTTCACAAGCTGACTTCTACTGGAATCTTGGCTTAGGATATGGTGATGTTACTGATACTGAAAGAGTAAGTGGACTTCTTGATGATGAGATTTCGAGCTTTACTGTATTCCCATCTACTAGTGCTTATGATAGAGCTATTATGCTTACAGATGGTAGATTGTACTTCTTTGATGAACCTACTCACACAGCATATCAGCGAGTATTGAAAGATGAGAACTATGATAACTACGGTATTGAAGGCTTCTCACTTAATAGTGATAGTTTCATTCAACAGTCTGTTATTAATACAGAGCTCTTTAAGATTGTCAATGATACATTAACACTTAAGAACAATATTATTGGTAGATTCACAGGTAAGTATGTAAATGATGTACTTGAGCTTGATAACTATGATTACAATGTTGAGTTTGATAAGTTCTTGATTCAAGAGATTGAAAATCTATATGTTCATGCAAATGAAGAGAATCTTACAGGTGTTCTTAATAGATGTTTTAATCTAGTATATGAGCTTCAAGAGAAGTTAATGAACTTTGTCAAGCCAGGTGTTGATAGTAAGATTCAGCCTTCATATACAGTTAATGGAATTATAGAAATATAATTGCTTACTACTGCCACTGACATAAATATATGTATGGCAAGTGAATCACTAACTAACACTAACATATCTGAAACATATGTCGGTGTCCTCCACGCAAAAGGTGCACCATTACCATCATCCGGTTTACAAGATATATATGACGGGTTTGGTAATAAAAGTGCACTGAGACTTGGTCAGACCGGAGTCGAGATCGATGGAACGATTGGTGATGTCTTTACAAATTCTATAGCAGAGGCTATCTACCCTGTTGGTTCAGTTTTATTCTCAACTGACAACAACAATCCAAGTACTCGTTTCTCTGGAACAACATGGGAGCAAGTTGCAGAAGGTCGCTTTATTGCAAGTGCTGGTACAGGTAATGATGGTACGGAATCAGTAGCAATCGCTGCTGGTAATGATCCAAGTGGTAAATATAACCACCAACTTTCAGAATCAGAACTTCCATCACATAATCACCAGGCTAAATGGTCAGATAATGGATCGACGAGTTTAGGAGGTGATACAATTTCTCCTGGTAACTCCAATAATGGTAATGATTCATACTCTACTGATGTTATTCAAAATACCGGTAGCAATACTCCTCATAATAACATACCACCTGCATTTGGAATGTATGTGTGGAAAAGAACTTCCTAACAATTTAAAACAATGCCTGACGTCGAAATCGTAAAATTAAAATTAAGGAGAGGTACTGATGCACAGCGTCAGTCAGTTACTCTAGAGCAAGGTGAACTTGGTTACACAACAGATGGTAAAAGAGTCTGGGTTGGTGATGGTTTCACTATTGGTGGTAGTTCTGTAGGTAATATAGCACATCCACCACTCTCAGTAGGTACAAGAACCGATCTTACAACAGCTGCTACCGGTGATATAGTATATGAAGACAATTTACTTTATCAGCTCTCAGGAACAGATGCTACAGTGCTTTCATCTTGGGGCTTTATTGGCACACGTCCGGATGAATCCTCAATTGAGTATGATGGTAGTAATCAACTACATATTGTTGATGGTGGTATAACTGCTGATAAGCTTAATAGTGATGTTGTTGCTACAAACGGTGGTCTTGCACTTAATCCTGTAGAAGGTCTTTCAGCTAATGTTGATGGTACATCCATTACTATTTCTAACACAGGTCAACTTAGTGTTATTGGTGGTTCTATTAGTTCAGGAAGTCTTGGTGATGGTATTTGTGGTGGTAGTGGTGCTGATGTTGAAGTTGATATTACAAACTCATTTTGCTTCCAAGCTGGTGCATTACAATTTGCAAATGCTCCTTCTGAGACAGTTTGTGCATGTGGTATTAAATCCTCAACAGTATGTGGAGGACTTGAAATCGATAGTGGCTTCCTTAAGATGCAGACTCTTGGTGGTGCAACCATTAGTCCTTTTGACACAAATGACTACGATCAGTATGGTCGTGTTATTTCCAATGAAACTACCATTACACAGAATGTTACTGGTGATTCAGGATCTGGGTACGAAGGTAGTATTATTGACACACTATATACAAACCAAACATTAGTTTGTGCATCATCATCTAATAGTGATCAATCTTCTACTATTACCGCTGTTTTATCATCAGCTGGATTCCTTACAATCCAAACCGGCACTTGTGGCAACCTTGCAATTCCAGTATTTAAATATTAAAAATCATGGCTAAGAAAATCGAAATTCTCGAAAACACACTTTTAAAGCTTCTCGTTCGACGTGGAGATGATCTAGATCGTCAAAACATTACCTTATCAGAAGGTGAACTTGGATATACAGTAGATAACAAACGTTTATTTATTGGAGATGGGCAGACGCTTGGTGGTAATGTTGTTGGTAACGTATATCAAGGAGCTTTTGCTGACCATACTACAGTTACAGACGCTGTTGACGGTGATATTGTATTTAACGATACTAGTAATACCATTTACTTTAAGACTACAACAGGTTGGCTTTCAGCATCACAGATTCTCCAAGCTGGTGATGAAACAATTGATATTGATGCAAGTTCTGGTACTATTACAGTTGGTACTCTTTCAGCTAGTAACTTTTCCAACGACATTGTTGGTAATTCAATCGAGTTAGTTAGTGGTCGTATATCTTTAAGTAGTACCCAAATTAAGACAGATCAGGTTAGTGCTAATAGTGCTTCACATCTTAAGCTTCCTGGTGATCTTAACATTAACTCTGTTGACTATACATTCCCAGTTGGTGGTCTTGGTAGTAATCAAGTGTTTTTAGGTGCTGATGCTAATGGAGATCTTCACTGGCGTACACCTCAGAAGTCATCCACATTCTACTTTAACTCTTCTGCAGCGGCTGTTCCAGTTGGTACTGTTGTTGCAGCTGCTTCAGGTGCAAGTATGCCTACTGGTTGGTTGATTTGCGATGGTCAATCAATTGGTGTTCCATCATATGGTGATCTACATGATGTTATCGGATATCAATATGGTGGTTCTGGTAGTGCATTCAACTTACCTGACTATACAAACTCTGTTCATGTTGGTACAGCTGATCCAGCTAGTTTCACTGAAGGTAATCTTACTGATAGTGGTGCTGATTATACAACAAAGGGTGTTGTTTACTTTATTAAAGCTGAAGCTGATGGTGTTATTGAGACTACATTAACAGTTTCTAATGGCTTAACAGCTACTAAGGATGGAGTACCACAATCTAGCACATTTTCATTACTTGACGGTGCTGTAGATATTGGTATGCCTGTTCCAGGTATCGCAGTGTTTGATGAAGCTGCTACTGACACATTTTTTACTAAAGCCACATTCACAAAGTTCTGGGTAACTGGTTCAGGCGCTACTGGTGGTAGTGTTTCAGGTGGTTCTGCTTCTACTATTATGGGTACTATTTCAGCTCCTATTGGAACTATTATAGATTATACAGTTGGTGCTGGTAGAACAACTTCACGTACAACTGGTGATGATTCTTTCATTGGAATCAATGGAGGTGCTGAACTTGCAAGATCATTCGGTGCTGTTGCTCCTGCACGTGATTCTTGGGCCGGTCTTCTTACAGCCAATGGTGGTTCTTTTGATCCAACTGATGCACATATTCTAGGTGTTCATATGCTTTCAGGTGCTTGGGGTGGTATGGACTGCAGTGAAGGTGATGAAGAGACTCATGGTAACGCTTCATTCTGGGGCGGGGCTGGTGCACCAGGTGCATCCGGTCACTCTGTTGGTAGTAACTCTTTTGGATATACATCTGATGGTATTGTAAAGTTTGAGTGGGGAATGTAAAATATACATTATCCCACTTGAAAAATAAGATAGGGGATTAAATAAGTATATGGTTTACCCAACACTTCCCCTTTCTGCTGCCTCAGTAGCTGTATTCGAGGAAGGAATGTCTCCACAGTATGACATCACATGGTCATTCACTTACGAATTAAGTGGCTGGACTGCTGATGATGAGATTGGCTATTGTATGTTTCTACAAGACGGTGCTCATACATTGAGTGGTGGTGGTATTGGACCTGATCTTGGGTTTTCTGGTGGTGGAACGTTTGTAGCTGAAACTGCTCGAGCAATGAACATGCCTGTACTTGGTATTGGCTTTGATAGCTTAGGTGTATTTGCTGCTGAACTTGAATATACAACTGGTGCAATAAGATCTGGTGTTGATTATGTTCCAAATAGCATAACAATCCGTGATAGCAATTTTGATGTTATAACAACACAAGCACTTACACAGTTTAACCTTGTTAGTGACGGTAAAAGAACCATTCGCGCACGTCTCGGTGATTATGGAAGAAAGGTATTCGTCGATTATAAGGATGAAGGTGATACATTCTTTACATCTTTGCTTACACAAGAAGTAAGTCTAGATATTTCAGCTGGATCTAGATATAGACCTGGTGTTTCATTTGTTAAACCTCTTACTGGTACTACAAACGGTGTTATTGTAACAACAGGTTTCCATGTTGATGGTAATCAAACAGATGCAGATGAGGAAGAGTTTGAATTTACCCCTTTAGTTCCTTTCGATTTTAATAATAGGTCAGATCTACCTACAGTACAAGGTGTACCAACATCTGAAGATAAACCACGTCTACCTTTCTTAGGTATGGAGCCACATGTTGGATGTCCTGATGGTAACTGTGACCTTTCAGCAACAGGAGCTACTATCAATGAGAGCTTCTATCCAAATACTTTCTTATATGGCATGTCAGCCTTTATTGGTGATGTAGAACTACAATGGGCTACACCAGCTAACCCTTATAGATTCATATTTAACTATGATGATGGTACTAAGCTTGATACAGGCTTTGTTGGTAGCCCGATTTACGATTATGGTGGCTTTTCACGCTCTGTATTCATTGCTGGTATCCTTTCATCATTCAATCATGGTGAGTATCCAACAACTGAACTTGCTTCTGATGGCTATCCTGTAGTGAATAGCTTGTTATCCGCTGGTCTCAGCTCATTCTATAAAGATACTGATACTTCACGACTTGAAGTTAATGTATTTGCCCCTCTTTCAACAACTGACTGGGAAGTTCTTGTTGGTTGCCCTTATTATACCCTCTCATGCGGTACTGAAGATAGTTTCTTATGCGGACTAACTCAACAACATGAGACACTACGTAGAATCGTATTTACTAATCTCTAATAGACTATGCCTGCACCTCCACCAACCCCAAGTACTACACCAACAGCTGGTAACTTTACTCTATCGTACGTAGGGACTGAAGATTTATCTGTAGGTGTTAATCTACAGTATAGAGGTATTGAATATGCTAGTGATGGTAACTTATACTTGATACCTTACGCTGCTCAAGAGGTAGTTCAGCATGATCCGAATGACGATTCACAGGTTGAGTATAATATTAATGCTTTTGAACCTACCAGTACACTAAACAAGTATGTTGGTGCTGCTATTGCTGATAATGGAAAGATCTACACAGGTCCACATGGTGCTAATACATCACTTGTTATAGATCCTAGTACTAACCCACCAACTTTTAGTGAGGTAACTGGTAATGGAACCTTTTCACTTCAAGCACGTGGTCCTGTATATAATAACGACAGAGTTTACATCCCAAGTTACACTGGTGGTCGTTGGTGGCGTGTAGTTAACACTACAACTGATAATGTTGCTTCTAGTATTGCTTGGGCTACGGCTCCAAGAACAGATCTTATCTATCAAGTCCGTCCTACATATGCTTCTGAGAGTGGTATGTTCTATGATACCAACTGGGGTGCTGTAAATGGTGGTAATGATAAGATGTATGGTATGCCTTATGGGGCGTCACGTATTAACATCCTTGATACAACTGATAATAGTGTATCTTGGGGTACAGATTCTCTTTCTGGTAATGCACCAATGAATAATGCATTTAGATCTAATGATGTTCTGCAGAATGCTACTTGGTTCAACAAATATAGAAGTGGTGTTCTTGCTAGTAATGGTTGTATCTATGCACATGGTCATAAAGCCCGTGCTATTCTTAAGATTGATACATCAGATGATTCGGTTACTGAGATTCCATACCCAGATGCTATCATCGATGAGATGACTGATAGCAATCCAGGATCATATCTTACTCCTAATGCTGCTTCATTTAGTTCTGTGCTTGGTGGTGATGGTAAAGTATATAGTGTACCTTGGAACATCCCATTCCTTATATGGATTGACCCATCTGATGATTCTATTCAATATTTAGATATTAGCTCTACTCTTGCTAGCTCAGGCTCTACATTATCTAATGGTGGGTGGTATACATTTGGTACATCTATTGGTAATTCTATTTACTATTCACCAGCTGCTGCTAATAAGATTCTTAAAATTGAACTTGCTGCTGTTGCACCTTCCCCTACCCCTACTGTTTCAAATAGTGTTACACCTACTGGTACACTTACCCCTACACCTAGTCAAACAAGACCAGTATCGACTCCTCCTCCAACACCACCTACTGTATCTGGAACACCTCCAGGTACTCCAGCAACAACTTTCACACCGACACGTACACAGACACCTACACAGACAGGTACAGTAGCACCACCTTCAGCTACTGCAACTAATACCCCTACTCCGACTGGTACACCACAAACTACTCCGACTAATACACCGTCAGTATCGATTACACCTACAATATCACAGACTTCGACTGTGACACCTACAGGTACACCTACACCTACCATAACACCAACTGCCTTATTTGAGAGATGTATTAATCTTACATATGATGTTGAAGATGGTCCAGATAGATTCATTGTAAACTACAAAGGTGCTGTAATTATTGATACAGGATTCATTGGTAATAGCAGTTATGCATTCGGTGGTAGTAAGAGACAGACATTTATTAACGCTTTAATTGCAGAGAACATTGATTATGATGGTACAACTCTAGCAATGGATGGTTATCCTACAGTTGATACAACAACAGAGGGTACAGCCAGCGTAGAGGTTGCACGTGCTAATGTTAATGATGCAACTGTTACTATTCAAAGCCCTGTTCATGATAAACCAGGTTGGACCTACACTCTTGAGTGTCCTATTATTTGTCCATCACCAACTCCTACATCGACAGGTACACCTACTCCAACAGCACAACCAACAGTAACACCAACACAAACTAATACTCCAACAGCTTCAAGATCCGCCGGTGCTCCACCAGCTGCTTCGACGAGTACTACACCAACAGGTACACCAACTGCTACTACTACGCAAACTGCTACACCAACTGGTACACCGATTGTGTCATACACCCAGACTCCAACAGGTACACCGACACCTACTGCAACAAGTACTGTGTGTATTACGTTTACACCTGCAAGTCATACACCTACTATGACTCCAACTATGACTCCAACAGGGACGATAGCTAATACTTACACACCAGTTCCTTCACAGTCTAATACAGGTACTCCGACACCTACACAGACCGGTACACCTACCCCAACTGTATCAAATTCACAGACAGTTAGTGTTACCCGCTCACCTGATCCTACAAATCCAGTGAGTCAGTCAGTTACTCCTACAATATCATTTAGCCCAACAGCACAACCAACAGTAACACCAACACAGACACCTACACAGACAGGTACTCCTACAGGTACTCCTACCCCAACAGCACAACCAACAATAACACCTACTCCAACTATATCAAATAGTCAGACACCAGTACCTACTCCACCGATCACATTGTCTAATACAGGTACAGGTACACCAACACCGACTGCATCAAGTACTTTAGTACAACCAAGTCAGACTAATACACCTACACCGTCTAAGACAGGTACACCTACTCCTACTAAGACAGGTACACCTACTCCTACTATATCAAATAGTAAGACTAATACACCTACACCGACTAAAACTCCACCTCCAACACCACCTGCACCGTCTCAGTCATCAACGAAGCCAGCAACATCATTCTCTCCAACACCGACACCGACTGGTACACCAGTACCGTCACCGCCTGTTACTCCATCACAGTCAAACCCACCATAAAAAAAGCCTCCATAGGAGGCTCTTAATATATTATTATAAGTTTATTGGTTATTTTAAATATTACCGATACGATGCTCGACTTCTACGTCACGTAACATTGAATGAAAACGTTCTTGGATATACTTCTCAAAAGCTAATGGCTTAACCCACTTAGTATTAGTATCTGGTACATTTGCATCTACTAGCTTCTGGTCTACAGCTTGAATACCTTCAACAAGGCATGCCCATCTGGAGAATTCTTCATGGGTCATATACTCAACGGTACCGTCTTTACGCTTCATTTCAATTTTATTAGTCATTATATTATATTGGTATACTTTTATTATATTATAGTTCCTTTTTATCTAGCAGATTAACTAGCTCTTTAAGATCATCAAGCTCGAGTTGTTTATCATCTAACTCAATCATCAATTTCGCAACTGATACTGCAAGTTCAATCTCCTGCTCTGTAATAGGTTTGTCATTCGCCATACCTAATTATACAGAAGTTCCTTTTAACCTGTAACCTCAGATGGATCTGTTTGAAGAACTGCACGGATCTGTGTATCAAGCTTAATATTGTTGTTACACTTAGGGCATCTATGGATATTCTCTGAGTTAACAAACACTTCCTCCTCAAACACGTGATTACCACAAGGACATTCAACAGCTACTTGACTTAGAGAAAGGATTTCATCCATATTAGTTTCAAACTCACTAAAGATCACATCTTTATCAAGCTGTTTGCGTGAGTTAATCACCCAAAATACTATAAACTGTGTACCTGTAACAATAGCAAATGTATTCCAGAAGCTAATGAATTCAGTTAACCCAAATGCAAATAGGGCGGATACAAAGCTTGTAATAAATAGTGACCTTAACATTGTACTATAATAATAAGGTCTTTCTTTAAAGAATCAACTTTAAAGTGACAACTTTGCTACTTCTTTAGGTAGCTCAAGGATTAGATTGTTAATCTTATCAATCTTATCTTGTAGATTCTTTATATCCTGATCATCTACTGATTCATTATTCTTAACATTGTTTAACATACGGTGTAGCTCAGCGAGGGATACGAATGTATTACCAAGAACCTCTGTAAGTTTCTCAAGTTCGAATGGAAGTACTGGACCAGCCTTCTGCCCATTCTCTTCGTCCTTATATTTAGCAACTTGATCGTCAGTATTGCCCTTAAGTTTAACAGGTCGATCATTAAATTTTGTAGAATATGGATTTTCTGACTGATTCATGTATTATTATTTATGCCCTAGACTAAATATTAACATGACTAAATTTGGAAATAGGTTCGCGAAGGTTCTTAAGGAGAACGACCAGGAGAAAGAAGCATTTGAGCTTGAGCTTGATGATGATACATCAACAGGTGAGTTTGATGTTGATGTAGAAGCTGATCCAGAAGCTGCTGCTGAGATTGCCGCAGTTGATCCTGCAGTTAAGGCTGCAGAAGCACAAGGTGAAATTAATACTGCTATGGTTAACACACTTACTGGTTGGATTGCAGCTGGTGATGAATTCCTCAAGAAGCTTAATGATGCATCTGATCCTAATTCCGTTGCATATGCCCTTGGTAATGCTGAATCCGATACACTCTTTGATAAGATGAAAGGTGAACAACGACGTGTTTCAAAGGTTGCAACAGATCTTGCAGCTCTTAATGAGACCTTCCGTGGTTATCTTGCACAATCTGACAACCCATCACTTAAAGGTGTATAGGTTGAGAATATTTTAATCGCAGTCATCCTAACAATACCCACTTCGGTGGGTATTTTTTTTAGTTATTAAACTTCTTAATCTCAGTCATCCTAACAATACCTGATAATCCCTTATAAGTATTTTTTTCTATCCATTCCCAGCTAATTTCATCTTTCTTAGCTGCGATAGCGATATCATTAAAGTCTTTGAACTTCTTACCTATGGTTTCCGGCCATATAAACACTGTCTCCCCTTGGTTAAGGAGAGCCTCTGACTTTATCATGGATGCCTTATCACCCCACTGAGAGTCGAGGATCCACACCTTATCATACCATTTAAGAGTACCATTCAACTGTTCTTCTTGCCTCTTAGTAAATGATCTACCCTTCTCAGTAATACCAGCAACTGCTACAGAGTTACGCACAAAGAAGGCATCGATAGGACCTTCGAAGATGTATACCTTATCATGATCACTTGATACTTTATCAATGTTGAATAGTGTCTTCTCTGATCCAACCTTACCGAGATACTTTGGCTTAGTCTTTAGGTCAGATGTCATTACAGTTCTTGTCTGATAGAACTCTACCTCACCTCTCTCGTTAACGAAAGGTATTACAATTCTATTCTTATGAACCTTATCCTTAAGTGAGACATATAGGTTATCAGGTCTATTGACAGCTGTATCTAACCTTCTCGACTTTATGATATGCTTGCAAGCTCTAATGATAATACTATCGTTATAGTAGTTAAGTTGATGCTCATCACTGAAGTTGATACTATCCTCAGGTAAGGTCTCAACTTGTATAGTAGGTCTTACCTCATCATCTTTCGATATATCGATTGTAACATCATAATCCTTTACCTCTTCAATAATATCTGTGTTACTATAACCACCAACCTCTTTAATCCATTTAAAAGGCTTACTTGACCATCCGCAGTTATGACAATATATGTTATCATTCTCCGGAATGTAATAACACCTTCGCTTCTTTAGTGACTCTCTACAAATAGGGCATGAGCACTGATATACATTATTGAATCGATTATAGATAGGTCCACGACCATATTCGTAGAACTTAGCAATAATATATTCTCGTGGGAGTGAGATCACAACCTTATTATACCTAACCGAACATTGAAAGCAACTTGTTTGGTAAAATAAACAACGAGTGCCAACTCTCTTTCTTCTTAAGAATGTTGGTAAGCTCTAACTGCTCACATTCATACACAAACATAGCCCAGTCATCAGTCACCTCTGCATCAAGTTGTTCTTGATAGTACTCAGCTTCTGCTGTATGACTCATAATCTCATTAAGGTCAAACACCTTCATGTTCTTCTCAAAGATAGCTTCTTGTTCTTCATTAAGTTGTATGTCACCATCAAGCCACTTACGAACTCTAGCTTTACCAAATCTTGGAATACCTGGGACATTGTCTGACTTATCACCTAGAAGACATTTAGCACGTAGCCATTCTTGCTTTGTATAGTCAGTATCCTCTTTAAATGTCTCTAATCTAAACTCACGCTTACGAATCGGGTCATACATAAAGGTTTTATCATTAACCAGCTGTAAGAAGTCCTTATCAACAGATATGATTACCTTAT